TGATCGGTTTTTATGATCACGCTTGTGTTGTTGACCTGATGCTTTTTTGGCAATATACCATTCAAAATATTTCTTTGTATAATTCTTTTTCAACCACTCTCTGATTAAATATCGAGTATCTCTTTCAGGTTCGAATGATACGGAACCTGAGGTGAATCCCATTGGTTGCCAATGATCTAGATTATCATATTGCGATAGACCACCAGCTTTAGTTTTGCCATATAACGATGTTGTTGTTACACCAACTAGTACATCACCATATTGTTTCTTCCATAAATTTTGCACTTCATCTGATAGACAGAGCAACGCAAGTAGTTTGCCGCCAACATAATTATAACCTAATGGTTGAAATGGAACAATAGTAGAGCCGATTGCTGTGTGATTGATCATACTGCCTTGCGTTTTCAATTCACGAGCCCAACCAATCTTCTCATCACGGGGTGTTAGATCAAGAAAGTCTGATGAGATGCAAACTACACCAAGATACTTACCAGTTTTATTATCTTTAACAATGAAATTGAGATTGCGACCAATGTTACTATTGTTTTTCATTGTCGAAATAAAATTTCTAATAGTATTCCATTTCTCAGGCAATTCTTTGTTTCGTTTTCTATCAACACTTATCTCAGTACCATCAACACCAATTTTGGTGGTTGTACCAGAATCATCTGTATATTCTAAAACGGGTTCTAGATCGAGATAGGAGTCTGGATTTTCTGGAACCCAAATGTTTTGTTTAATCTCATTAACAATCTCTTGCTGAGTTGGATCAACAAGAAACACTTCTTCATCACCAAAAACTGTCCTGTTTCTTTTGGTGGGATACTTTTGTTGAATTTCACACCACTTTTGATAGAGTGTATATTCTTTAACATCCATTTGCGAAACATAGGTCAAATCTTTAATGATTGTTTCACGCAGTTGTCCTTCATCTACATTGGTAAATGAATCTTCAGGATTTGCTTCCTGCCATTTCTGCCATTGTACTTCTACATCGTCTTTAGGATCAAATGCGTATGCCATTCTTTTGCGCTCTGGTAACTTTCTTAATTCGTTTCTTTTGTTTTTCTTTAGCAATACTTAAAGCAACAGGCTTCACATGTTGAATAAAGGACTGCCCATTCATATGTTCTAACTCATGCATAAAGCATCGAGCTGTTAAACCTTCTAACTTTAATTGTTTATTCTCACCAGTTTCAGTAGTAAATTCTACATTGATTGCTAGTGGTCGTTCTATTTTAACAAATAAACCTGGATAAGAGAGGCAACCTTCATTACTTTTTTCTATTTGTTCCGATACATGAGTGACTTTTGGGTTGATACAGACCAATTGGTAATCTTCATGGCCAATTACAAACACTCTTTGATACACACCGCATTGATTGGCAGATAATCCAATACCTGCATAGAGTTTCATGGTAAGTTTAAGTCTTTGTACCAGTTTATTCATTAATGGGTTAGGTAATACATCGGTATATTCAGGTATACTTTTGTATAACATTTCAAATCCTTCACCATATAATGGCAAAGGTTCAATAACTTCATTCTGTGAAATTGCCTTGCTTGTGTCTATAACTAAAAGTTCGTCACTCATTTTATCACCTTAGAGAAATTCTTTATCTTTTCAAATCGAATAATATTGCTAAATTTATCTTGTAGTATATCGCCTTTGTGTGAGATAACATACAGATTTACATCTTCCAACATGTGAAGAATCTTCATAAGTTCTTCCGTACCATTTGTATCTAAACTGGAATCAAACACCTCATCAAGTATTAATAGATTGGTGTTAGATGAATTCTTTAACTTAGCAACAGCTCGCCAAGTCAACATTAATGCCATATCAATTCTTTGCTTCTCACCTTCTGAAAAGTTATTGTATGTAAACTCATCACGATGCCGAGATTTGATTGTTTCTTTAAATGATTCATCTAGATTAAAGTTTACAAAAAAGTCTAGAGAGGCCAAATACTTGTTTACCAACTTATTAATGATTGGTAGGTACTGTTTTACAATCTTGGTTTTAATACCTGTATCTTTTAATAAATTAAATGCCGCTTCATAATAAGTTTTTTCTTCTATAAGGTCACATAAATGTTGCTTTAAGTCGGTTAAGGTAACATTTATGATGCATAATTCATCATCATCTTTTTTGGTAGATGAATTCTTATTTTTTAATTCAACCAATAAATTTTCTAACTTTTTAATATACTTGTTTGTTTCGGTAATAGAAGTATTGTTGGTAGCAATCTTAATTTGTAACTCTTGAATTTTCTTTTGTGTTTCATTAATTGAATTTAGTTTGGCTTGTTCTTCTGTTAATTTTTTTTCTAACTCTTTTAATCCGTGATCACATTCCGTAACTTTGGTATTAAGTAAGGTAAGTTCCTTCTCTTTAAATTCCATGGCAATGGCTTGCCTACACGTTGGACAATCGTTATTGTGTTGAAAGAAACCAATATCCTTTCGAAATTTGGATAAGTTGCTTTCAATTTGAGATTCAATCTTTGTAATCTTTTTGACCTTAGCCTCTGTTTCAACCTTCTCATTGACGAGTATTTGTAACTGTTGAACTTCGTTAGAGAACAATTCAATCTGGTCTGCCAACGTGGATATGGTGTTCGCATTGCCACTAATCTCACCTTCATACTCTTTTACCTTCTCATCATTATTTTGTTTTAGATCGTCAATATGTTTTTTCTGTAGGTCATATTTTTGTTGTTCTAAATCAATTTCATGTTTTTTATTTGTAGTTAAATCTTTAATGTTGGCTAATTTATCTTTAACTATACCATTCATAGTCGAAAAGATTTGTATGTCTAATAAATCTTCAATGATTGCTCGGCGATCAGTTGATGAGAGTTGCATGAATGGTGTGAATGATGCACTACCTAAAATTACAATTTGAGTAAAAGATTTGTAATTTAACTTGATAATAAACCTCTCAAGATACTCTTGGTAATCTCTTGAGGCGGCTTGATCTACCAGTTCACCATTACAATAAATTTCAAAAATATTAGGTTTAATACCACGAACAATCTTATATGATTTATTGTTGGTATCAAATTCAACCTCAACCACGCAATCTTTATTATTAATAGAGTTGACTAGGTTTGGTTTATTAATATTTCTAAATGCTTTACCAAACAATGCAAAGCACAATGCATCAAGCATGGTTGATTTGCCTGATCCGTTTGCACCAACTACAAGTGTGTTTGTGTTATTGTTTAATTTTAATTCTGTGAAGTGATTGCCAGTACTTAACAGATTTTTCCATCTAAGTGTACGAAATAAAATCATTCTGTGGTTTCAGTATTTAATGCCTCAATGTAAACTTCTTTCATGATTGATTTAAGTTTATTCGATTCTACATTCAGTTCGAGGCCATCAATATATTTGGACAAAATTGTCATGGTATCTTCTGCTTGATCAACAATGTCTTGATCTTCAATTGAATTGGTATCACTAAAATCTTCTACAATACCAATGTCACTTATGCCAGATTTGTATAAGTTATCGATTACATAGTCAAACAGGAAAGGATTTTGTTTGTTTAATACTACAACTTTAACCATACTGTTTTTGTATTGGTCATAGTCAACTGCCTTCCAATGCTCAAAATCAGTTTCACCGTCATCATAGTTAATTTTGTGAAACATCTTATAAGTGTTTTGAATAAACTTTAAATCACGGGTATTCGTATCAAAGATATGAAATCCTCTAGGATCGTTGAAGTCAGCCCAAGTAATTTCACCTGGTGTTCCAACATAGGTGATGTTGCCATCGGTAGATTTGTGATGGAAATGGCCAGTCAAAACAAGATCATATCTTGAAAATAGTTTCCTGTCAATACCATCATGAGCAATATTACCACGATCCATTTCAAACCCATCAATCTCAAAATGACCAAAACAAATCTGTGATTTACTATCTTCAATAAAATTCAATACTTCTTTTTCATTGTCATCACAAATCCAAGGCACAACATCAATTGGTATGCCGTCAAGGTCTATCGTGGTAGCTTTATCCCATACAGTTACATTATCATATTCATTTAGTAATAGTGTCGATGAATTAACTTCCAT